AACTTCATGCTCGGTGAAATCGGTCGTTTGTACGACGTAGTATTCATTGAGACAACACAGGTACGTAAGCTTGCTGCTTCAGGTACTTACACAACATCATCACTCGTTGGTGCTCCATCAGACCAGACAGGTGTTCCAGTGCTTTCAAACACTGCACCAGGTCAAGGTGGAAACCCAACATCTGCAGATTACACAGCTGAAAAGGGTTACCTCACATCAGCTACAGGTAACTCAGCAGATGTTTACGAGTCAATCATGATTGGTGACAACGCATTTGGTCACGCAATCAGCCTTCCAGTTGAGCTCCGTGACGGTGGCGTTCTTGACTTCGGTCGTGAGCACGCTCTTGCATGGTACGCAATCTGGGGTCTTGGTGTTATCACCGACCAGGCTATCGTCAAGGTTTACACAAACTAAGACTTGCTTTACCGATGTCTGGGGGTCCTACTCCTTCCTGGGCCCCCAGCCATCATTAACCAAAAACTAATTTAGGAGAAATACACCGTGGCAAACACACCAACAAGTCCATTGGACGCAACAGGCCGTGCAGCAGAGACTGCAGCCAAGAAGAACGCAAAAGCACTACAAGACCGCAAAGACGAAATTTCAATTGCGGCACAGATTGAGGCAGAGAGTTTAGAGAAGAACGTCTTTGACCCAAAGAAGCCAGATGCTCCAATCGTTCTAGACGAGATTGAGAATGTCGGAGTTACAACAGCAAATGACTCAGTAGTCATTCGCACAATTACCGACATTGACGAGATGACTTACGGAGTAGGAAACCATTACAGCTTTAAGGCTGGAGTGAAGTACCGCGTACCAGGTCACCTTGCTAATTACCTAGAAGAGCTCGGATATATTTGGCGGCCTAACTAAGCCGTCAAAAAGTAGTCCGACCCTCAACTGGTTCCCGCCCTCCTCCCAGTTGGGGGTTGGACCTTTTTTATTGGTGTATTTTTGAGATGATTACACCACACAGTTTTCGGAGGTTACGTGGCTACTCTTACAAGTTTGGCAGGCCGTTTGCGGTCAGAGCTTGGTGACTTCCCTAAGTCATTTGTTTTTCAAACAACCGCTGACGGAACCTCACGACGTTACCTAGTTCCTTACTCTCCACTTGATGGCCTTAACCTAATCGTTACGGTTAATGGCGTAGATGTGTCTACCTCAGTGGAAGTTGAAGAAGCAACTGGATACATCATTTTTGATACTGCTCCAGTAGCAGGGCGGCTAATTGTTGTTGCTGGAAATTACTATCGCTACTTTACAAGCGCTGAAATTGAGCAGTTTGTAACCACAGCTTTTCAACAGCACACCACAAATCACACAGATGCGTATGGTCGTTCTATTTCTTTAACGACTCTTTCTACCCTAGAAGAGTACCCAGTCATTGTTTGGGCATCCACTCTTGCTCTTTACACCCTTGCAACAGATGCTTCTTTTGACATTGATATTACCGCTCCTGACGGAGTCCAGATTCCTCGCTCTGAACGCTACCGTCAGTTGATGCAGATGATTGAAGTTCGTAAGAACCAGTACAAAGAACTTTGTTCACAGCTTGGAATTGGTCTTTACAAGATTGACGTATTTACACTGCGCCGAATCTCAAAGACAACAAACCATTATGTACCAGTGTTCTTGCCTCAAGAAGTTGACAGCAAAGAACCAGAGACACGTGTCTACCTTCCAATGCCAACATACGGCGCTGTTGCAAAGCCAACTACTGCGTTTATTCAAGACCTGTATGTTTATGCTGGAGATGCGTTTACTTTCCAGATTCAGTTCAGCTTTGAAATTGATGCCTACGTTGCAAAGTCAGAAATTCGCCCAGTTCAAAACAGCCCAATTTTGCTAGCAACTTTTACTACCTCTTTGCCAGTAGTTGGAGCTTCAGACGGTACTGGTCTTCGCACATTGCAGCTAGACCTATCTAGTGAACAAACAGCAGCTCTTCCTGGAATCTGCTACTACGATGTTCAGCTCACCGATGGTGATGGCATTACTCACACCTACGTTACTGGAAAAGTATTTGTAACACCGCAGGTGACAGAATGAGCCAATACGTTCGTCCTGGAGAGTCATCTGTAACCACTGCTGATGTTGTCCTCATTGATGCCCCAGCCCCAGGAAGTATCTCTGGAGTAAATCAAGTAACAGTTGGGGGACCGCTTGCTCAAACTCTTGCGTATCATCATACCCAGAACACACCGTCTAATACTTGGGTTATCAATCACAATTTGGGCTTTTTTCCTAACGTAACAGTTGCCGATTCCGCTGGCTCTCTGTGCGAAGGTGAAATCACGTACACCGATAACGATTCTTTGACAATACATTTTTCCAGTTCTTTTAGCGGAAGCGCATATCTGTCATAAGGAGACATGAATAATGGCACGTAAGTTTTTAACACCGATAGATTTAAACAAGAATGAACTGCAGAATGCAGTCATTCAGAATCTTGCCAGTGCTCCATCTTCTCCTGTACTAGGACAGATTTACTTTGACACAGCAGTCAACGAGCTCCTTAGCTGGAACGGTACTGCATGGCGTCAAGCTGACGGCTTTGCTACTGGTCTTCTTTCAGGACGTCCTGCAGCAGCAACTGCTAACTCTGGAACTTTTTATTACGCAATTGACAATTTTCTCCTGTACTACTCAAACGGTGGTAGCTGGCAGCAGGTAAGCAACTTTGGTACAGGCTTATCATCTGCCGTAAGCATCACTGGAACAGCCGCTGATGGTTCCTCAACAAACTATGCTCGTGCAGACCACACTCACGCTGGTCCAGGGTTTGGTAATGCAACTGCAACAACTACCTACGGTCTTTCTGCTTCTAATGGAGCTGCATCAACTCCATCTCGCTCAGACCACACCCACGGTACTCCAGCGCTTTCTACCAACGCTGCAACAGTAATTACTGCAACAACTTCTGCAAATGGTACTGGCACTGCTCCAGCTAAGGACGACCACGTCCACGGATTTACTCCAGGAAACTTTTCAATCTCAGCATTTGCTGCTGCAGCTGCAAACGTTTCTCATGGTGGGTTCAAGATTACAAACCTTGGAGCACCAACTGCAGACACAGATGCTGCAACCAAAGCTTATGTAGATAGTGCAACTCAAGGACTTAACATCCATGACAGCGTAAAGCTTGCAACAACAACTAATCTTGTTGCTACATACACACCAGGTTCTGCTGGTGCAGATGGTGGAACTGGTGTAGGTGCAACCCTTACTATTACAGCAACTGGCCCTCTTTCAATTGATGGCGTTGTAGCTGCTCTTAACGACCGCATCTTGGTAAAGAACCAAACCACACAACTTCAAAACGGTTTCTACTATGTTTCTACTGCTGGTACTACTGGAGTTTCTGCAGTTCTTACCCGTACTCTTGATGGCGACAACAGCATTGCTGGAGATATTACTCCTGGTGACTTTGTATACGTTGTAGCTGGTGGTCAAGCAGCAACTGGTTGGGTACAGTCAAACCAAGGAACAGCAACAACTCCTGCTAATGGAATTAAGATTGGCACAGACGCAATTGCATTCACCCAGTTCTCTGGAGCTGGTGCTTACACAGCTGGTAACGGTTTAACTCAATCTGGCACTACATTTGATGTGGGTGCTGGTACAGGTATTCTTTCTAATGCTAACGATGTAGCAATTGATACATCAGTAGTAGTTCGCAAGTACGCTGCAGCAATTGGAGACGGAACTGCAACATCCATTACAGTTACTCACAACCTTAATACTCGTGACGTGACTGTGGGTGTATACTCAGCGACTTCAACATACGACGAAGTGAGCTGCGACATTCAACACACAACAGTTAACACAATCACACTGCTATTCTCAGTTGCCCCAACTTCAGGTCAGTATCGCGTAGTAGTACACGGATAACGCATGAGCACAAAAAGTCTCGTTCCGTTAAACGTATTGGCGTCAGCAACGGCGCCAACAACACCCACTCTTAAAGCTGGTGACCTGTACTTCAATACAACTAACAACACCCTGTTTAGTTACACAGGCTCTGTATGGGTTGCTGCGGGTGGCTCTGCTGTAAGCGTTGCTTACGGAGCTTTATCTACTCGTCCAACCGCAGGAAGTGCTGGAGCGGTTTTTGTTGCTACTGATACTTACAGTCTTATTGGTAACGTTGGATTCCTGTATCTTGACAACGGTACTACTTGGCAAAAAGTAGGGCTTCTTCCACAAGACATCTACGACTCAATTAATGGTGCTGTTGGTTATGCACTTGGCGTAGATTCTGACCACCATACCGCAGCCCTTGCATATACAGACACAAAAATTGCTAATGAAGTACTTGACCGTAACGTTAACATTGCTAATGCTAAGAACGAAGCAGTTGGTATTGCAGAAACTTATGCTGACGGTTTAATTGCAGCTGAGGTTATGAACCGAAATGGTGCAATTACTACTGGTGTTAACACTGCAAAAGCGTATACAGATACAAGAGAAGCTGCTGAAATAACTGCACGTAATTCTGCCATTTCAACCCACAACTCAGCTACTACTTCTGTCCATGGTATTGCTGACACTTCAGCTCTTGCAACAAAGTCTTATGCAGATTCAGCAGTCTCTACAGAAGTAACAGACCGTAACACCGCAATTTCATCAGCTATTTCTACAGAAGTTACAAACAGAAACTCTGCAATAAGCGCAGCAATTGCAACTGAAGTTACAGACAGAAACACCGCTATTGCAGCAGAGGCATCTACCCGTGCCACTAACGACACAACCACTCTTAACTCTGCAAAGTCATACACTGACTCAAGCATTGCAACAGAGGTTACAAATCGTAATACCGCTATTGCAGCAGAAGCAGCTCTTCGTGTAACTGGTGACTCTACAACTTTATCCAGCGCAAATACCTACACAGATACCAAAGTTGCAGCAATTACCACTACGGGTGTAGCAGAAGGTACTAACCTCTATTACACACAAGAACGTGTACAAGATGAAATAAACAACACACTTGTAATTGGTTCTGGACTTACTGGGGTCTATAACGATGCTGCAGGAACATACTCACTTGGTATTGGCACATCTGTTGCTACTCTTACTGGCACACAAACACTCACCAACAAGACCTTAACTAATCCATACATAAACGATACGGTCGTATTAACTGCTACATCTACAGAGCTAAACAAGCTATCTGGTGTGACAGCTACAGCTACTGAACTCAACAAGCTTGCTGGCCTTACAGCAACCACAACTCAGTTGAACTACGTAACGGGCGTAACTTCTTCTATCCAGACTCAACTTAGCGGTAAGTCAGACACAAGCCACACTCACTCATACCAAGCTGCAAGCAACGAACTTACAGCTATTGCTGCTTTAACAGGTACAGGGTTTGTAAAACGCACAGGCGTAAACACTTACGCAATTGATACTAACTCTTATGCATCAGCTACTTCCCCAACCCTGAACACCTCTATTGTTGCTGGAACAACTTCTTTCAATCTTCTTAACGCAGTTGCTACAACTATAAACTTTGCTGGTGCAGCTACTACATTAAATATTGGCTCTAACGACGCTACTGCAATAACAACTCTTAACTCCCCAGTAGTTAAGGGTAACTTAACTTCTGTTGACCTTTACAACACAGGAGCAACAACAGTTAACTTTGCTGGAGCTTCTACAACTCTTAGTATTGGTGGAACACCTACTGGTGCAATTACTCACAACTACTCAGCAAACCAAACTGCTAGCGGTTTAACTAAGTCAATAAACATCGGTACTGGTGGAGCTTTTGGTTCTATTACAAACGTAACAATTGGTTCAGTAACAAGTGGTGCAACTGGTGCTCTAAGCATTAACCTACCAACAACATTTAACAGCACGATAGTAGTTCCTTACCCAACACAAAACAACCAAGTAGCTAACAAGCAGTATGTAGACAACATTGCTTCTGGTATTACAATTAAGAACCAGACAATCTATACAACTACTGCAAACCTCAGCGCTACTTACACTGCAGGAACCTCTGACTCAACAGGCGGTCTTGGTGTTGGCGCAATTCTTACTGCTTCTGTAAATGGAGCTTTGATTCTTGATGGGGTTGGAGTAACCACTGGTCAACGAATCTTGGTTAAGAACCAGACTGATGCTCGTCAAAACGGTATCTATGTTGCAACCAACCCTGGTGATGGCGACACCCAGTTTGTATTGACTCGTGCTACGGACTTTAACGGTAACTTAACTGCGGGTACTATCAAGCCAGGTAACTATGTGTTTGTTACTTCTGGTACTTACCTTGCTAACTCTTCTTGGATTGTTTCTAACTCTGGTACATCTTCTGTAACCAGCGGTGCAATCAAGGTTGGTACAGACAACATTGATTTTGCGCAGTATTCAGGTGTACCGCTAAACATCTCTACTTTGGGCTATGTAACTATCGGTACTTGGGCAGCCACACCTATTGCTGAGCCTTACATCTCCACAGCAATTGCTCGTACAAATAACCCTACTTTTACAGGTCACGTAAGCGTACCTCTGGTCCCAACAGACAATACAGACGCAACTAGCAAGAAGTACGTTGATGACCTTATCTTTGCCAGCCTTCCTTACTTGCCAGATATCATCCCTCTAGATGACCTACGGTATACCTTTGACGGCGTAACAAGCAGATTTGAACCAAGGTTCCAGGGAGTAAAGGTTAACCTTTACAATCCTTTGCGTTTAATGATTAACTTAAATGGAACAGTACAAACCCCAAGTTACCCAGATTATGTGTGGCAGTCCATGTTACCCTTAGACGGATTTATCTTGGACAGTGATGGTTGGATAGCGTTTACGCAAGTTCCACCAGCAGGTTCTACCTTTGACGGTAGAGTAATGCTTGGGCCAAACGTAAATACTATTGGAAAAGCATATCCATTTAAAGCAATGGATATATTATTAGGAGGCTAAGTTATGCCTAGAAAAGGGTTAAGTAATGGCTAGAAAAATTCTTTGGGAAACAGCGTATACCTTTGTACCTTCAACACGTACAGTTACCGTTCCTCGTCACATCCCAAGAGAACGTCTTATCCTCATCACCAATGTGACCACTAACCAGGTCATCTATAACTTTTCCGACCCAAGCCTTAAGGCAACCTCCTACACTGCTGTAGTCAACGCAGACAACTCAGAACTTACAACCATCGTTCTTAACTACAACACTGTAGCTATGGGCGTGAACGACAAGCTTCAGTTCACAGTAGATGAGTATGCTGAGCGCTTTATGCCTGAAGAACAGCTCTTTGATGCTGTACAAAAGTTGCGTGTTTCAGAACCACAGTCTTTGATTGATACTGACTTTGAATACGGAACACAGCCTACCAAGTGGGAAGTGCTTTCACTTGTAAACAACAAGCCTTGCCAGTACTACGACATTCAAGCACCTGTTGCTCAGCCATCAGGTGGAGACCGCACAATCACAGCCATTACAGGAACTGGTTCATCACGTCTTGTAACTGTAGTTACTTCTACAGCTCACGGCCTTGTTGCTGGTGATAAGTTCTTTATTCAAGACACTCTTGACC